AGTTGTACCAGTTGTACCAGTTGTACCAGTTGTACCAGTTGTACCAGTTGTACCAGTTGTACCAGTTGTACCAGTTGTACCAGTTACTAAATTACTACCAGAAGTAGATGTTCCATTTGTTGAAACTAAACCGCCAGTTGTTGGAATTGACCCGCCTGCTGTAGGTGTTCCACCCGCTGTAGGTGTTCCACCCGCTGTAGGTGTTCCACCCGCTGTAGGTGTTCCACCTGCTGTAGGTGTTCCACCAGAAGTTGGTGTTGTAACAGAACCAACATCTCCACCTTTTGCTGGAACATTAGTAGTGGCTTGTAAAACATCAAGCGCACTAGATGTTCCAGAGGCACCAGCGTCTCCACCAGATGCGGTCTTAGTGGTAGATGTTCCAGACTCACCACCACCACCTGCAGGTCCTGCAACTGTTTTAACTGGTGGCGGTGTTACTGGTGTTGTTTTATCTGTTGGCGGAACAACTTGTGCTTTGTCTGGCGATACAATTGTTGCAGTTGTTTTATCTGGATTTAATTGAATTGTTAACGTATCACCATCTTTAGATTTTAAATTATATACACCATTTACGTTTATTAAACTATATGCAGTACCATCTTTAGAAATATAATCCGGTTGTAAATTATAGGCACCCCCAGATATAAGTTGAAATGTATCACCAATTTGATTAGAAAAACTTCCACCAGTTGTAGGAGTAGTTCCTGTGTTTATTAATCCAGTGTTTTCTTGCGTTACTAATTGTTGACCTTTGTCGCTAAGGGTATTACCGCCAATGTTTAAAATAGTAGCAATTTTTGGATCAACTACTGGTTGGCCAGTTACTGGATCAGTTTGCTGTACAGTTACCCAAGCATCTTTTTGATCAGCAGGAATTAAATTAGCATATTTAACATCTAACGCGTCGGTTTTGTTTAAAAAATCATCTTTAGATATTAACCCATTATCAAGCTGACTTTGTAAATTTTTACCACTCATCATATATTCGGCAAGATTTTTAGATTGTGCTTCAGGATCTATTGCAGAAATTGTATTATTATTAGTATTTGTAGATGTTGTCGGTGCTGGCAAACCACCAGCAAGCGCATTTGTTGCACCATTAATGTCATTATTAGCCAATGAACTAATCACTGCTGCGTTGCCGTCTTTAACAGCCTGAACTAAATCTGGGTTACCTGTTGCAACGGCGGCTAAATACGCAGCTTGATTAGCCTCCGGTACTGTAGTTAACGGGCCTGCGGGTTCTGCTAATGCAGAAGGAGCCGTTAGGCTACTTAAGCCACCGTCAGATGTTGATGGTGTCCAAGGAGTACTATTATCTGTTACAGGCGCCGGTGTTGACGGTGCAGAAGGAGCTGTCAGGTTACCTAAGGCAGCTCCAATAGCACCGCTCTCTATTCCAGAAGTAATATCTCCGCCTTTAATAGCAGAGGCAGCGCCGCCTGTTCCGGCACCAACTAATAAATTAGCTATAGGTGATGGTATTCCTGCGCTGTTTAATGCGGTATTAACCTGTCCACCAACATAGGAAAGGCCACCACCTAGTACAGCATTTTCTAAGACTGCGGTTGGGTCTTGACCTGCGGCAATAGATTTACTAGCGGCAACAAGGCTTGTTGCAATTGACCTTGCCACGTTTGCACTATCTACAAACCCGGACGATACTAAAGATGAAGATATTGCGTCTACTGCGCCAGCGGTTAATCCACCTTGTATTGCGCCTTTTAATGCAGCCTGCAATACATCTTGACCTGTTATTGCGGCTTTTGTACCACTAAGAGCGCTGCCTGTTAACGCGCCCTTACCGACAGCAGTGATGGTTTTGTCTAGTGCCGCACTGCCGGTCATACTATTAGCGTTTGCAATTGCTTCTGCTTGATTTAAACCTGTGTAACCCATTTCTCCATAGGTTGGACCCACAGCACCTTCGGGTAAACCAGTAACCCCCAATTCACCATAAGTTGGCCCCATCAATGGTGCGTTAGTACCTGCACCAACAACAGGGGCTGTAGTAGGAGCAGCAACCTCTGGTGCAACAGCTGAAGGTGCAGCAACCTCTGGTGCAACAACTTCCGGTGCAATAGTTTCAAGACCGCCAATAGCCTCTGGTGCAAGAGTTCCAAGTGCTTCGCCGCCAAAAGTACCAGCACCAGTATAAAAACTACCTCCAGCAATTTCAGGAGCAACGCTACCAGCAGTAGCAGCAGCTTCAGCAGCAGCACTGCCAGCCTCAACAGCGGCAGCGGCAGGAGCTAAAGCACCAGCAGTAATCATTGCAGCAAAAGCAGGAAGTACCTTTTCTATGCCTTGAAAGAAAGCGCCATCGCCGGCTCTAGCAGATATGTTTTGAGCATGCCACTGTGCCGTATTTGTAAAATTATTAGCAACTAAACTTTGAAACTGGTCTTGATTAAGAACCCCAGCTTTTCCAGCTTCTTGTGCTAAACTTTGAATCTTAGCATTTGTATCATCATTAGTTTTATTTTGACCTGCATCCCATCCTGCCTGTTTTAAATAAAGACCTAGTGATGCATTATAATAGGCGGCAGGAGCCGCTTGTTTCATAGCTTCAAGCTCGGCTCTATTTTCTGGTTCATGGGTAGATTGACCACCAAATCCATGACCATTGCTTATAAATGAATTAAATATTGCATCTGATAAATCTTGAGCTTTTTGATTAGCATATCCTTGTGGATCCGCTTGATACTGTTGTTGCTGGTCATAAAGCCCTTCAAATTGATTAAGATAATTTGAATATCTTTCATCAAATTCATCTGAACTAATTTGATGTGCGTTCATAAAATCGTTAAATCGATTTCTATCTACAGGAGCACCAATTGGTCCATTTAAAACTGCATTATATGGTCTTTGATTTGTTCCATCAAAAGAATTTTCAACATCAGGAGTCCATCCATTTGCGCTTGCTTTTTGAGCTAATGAATTACGATAGTCATCTAAGCCCGGTATTACAAGCGGATTAACCCAATACATTCCGTCACTATCATATTGCCATGGCATTATAAATTTCCTCCAATAGCATAAATGTCAGCAAGTTTAGTTGCTGACATTTTGTGTGTTGTTGAAAATTTAAGTAGGATCATAGTCTATTTATACTAATACGCAGAAATTGAATTTTGTGCCCCAAATCAACGACTTGGGCCATTGATTGCTAATGATAAATCTTTAGCCCAATCCTGCCAATTTTCATAGTTTTTTGGGTCAGATATTGGGTATGCTGAAAAAGTTTGAAGCTGTGTTATTTGTGATGCAATGGTTTTCCAGTCGTCCTCTGAACTCATACCAATTGGTTCTTGACCGTAGTAAATAATAAAGTTGCCATTCCAGTCTTCCCAGCTCATGTAGTCTGGTGAAAACGGGAAGAAGACTTCGGTCTTAGGGGCGCTCATCGCCGTATTCAGCAGTAATCAAATTACGGCCCATTTCATAGTTGCCGTCAATATCATTAGACTCAAACTTTAAACGAATCAAACGGTGCTCTACACGTAGGTCAATCTTACCAGTGTCTTGAGTAAAATAGTACGGACCAGAGTCCTCCTCGTACTGACCACCAGCAAACTTACGACCCAAAATAGTTAAAGACATCGTACCAGATTGTAAAAAGTTAGGCTCAATACGACGTAGATGCATACGGCGGTTAATACCCAGTTTAGTGTCTTCGCTTGGGTTACCTGTTAGCCAACTAATATCGCTGGTAGTAACGCTTGAATAGATAGCCAATTCATTTTGTGGCGTCACCTGGTTTAATCCGTGCTCATGTTGCCAAATAGTGTACCCACCAGAAATAGGGAATACTAATGTACCGGCAGGTATGGACACTGTAATCGGTGCAGATAGGGTTACTAATGTAGCGTTATAAGCAAAAGTAAAAATACTGGAGGTTACGGTGTAAACTTTTCTTGGATCTGTTAAATCTGTTGAAAATACTAAAGAGCTGCCGGGGCTTAAAATTGCAGATACGTTATTGGCTATATAAAATTGACTTGATGTCGGGGATGGGGCACCACCCGGTGTTGCAATAACAGTAACTGGGTTACTAAGCGCTGTGTTGTATTCCCAACCAGCCCAAATAGGCGTTGGGAACAACTCAGTAGTATAACCACAAGAACGACGAGCACCAATTGCTTGACCGGCGTCGTACCACAGCTTATCTTTTACGTTGTAAATAATAGCATCGGTACACTCTGTTGCCGTGCCTCTAGGATAAAAGAACCAAATCTCGTTATACCTTGGAACCTTAGTTGCCCAAACTTTTTGACGTTCTGTATAATTAATATTGTCAAATAACCAGTTTACATTCTTGTCATTTGGTAAAACAGCAACGGCACCGCCGTATTGATAAAACCTATCAACACCCATCCAGAAATATATACCATCCATCTCGACCACGGCATTTGACGACATGATAGAAATTTGGCTGGAAATAATATCGTAAGACCAATATATTTGTGTTGCCTGTGAGTTAAATGACACACGAATTAAACTATCGGTAGACCAAAATAATCCTGACGGCGCGTTAGTGCCTCCGCGCATTGGTATACCTTTAACGATCTTAGATGATGATACGTTAACTTGGTTTGCTAATGGACCATTCCAATCGTATAGTGTTTGTTCAGCGTAAATATTACTGACGTTGTTGTTGGCAATGTACCCGTGTGAGCCATACACAAATATAAATGGATATAATACACAGACACCACCGTCTACTGAAATAGGTTGGTATGTTGGGTTTTGACCAGCGCTGTCAGATAATCCTGTAAAAAAGAATTGATCGTTTGGATCCGGTGCAACATTACCAACTAATACTTGTGATGAAACACCGCTGTCAATATTTTGTAAATTTAAACCTGGATGTGCTAATAAATTTAATGTTCCGCCAGCAGGACTAAATTGAGCATCATACTGCCAGTTATTTCTGGTGTCTGCCTTAAACGAAGTACCTTTTAACCAGGCCTGTGTAATTGTCCCTGCAGGAGCAGCAGGAGTAAACACAATAACTGTGTGGTTTGTAGTACCGCCGGTATAGGTTGCTGAGCTAACTGTATACTCTGTTGCTGTACTAGAGTTAGTAAAAATAATCTTCTTACCTGCAGCAAAAACTGTAGATCCGTCACCAGGGATGGTAATCTGTGTTGTAGTATTGGCCGTAACAGTAGCCTGAACAATTCCAGGTAACATGTTAGCAACGTAAGGTCCGCTACCAGAGCCGTATGTGGTTCCGGTGGTAAATACATCTAAATTATTTGCTGTACCAGCAAAAACATAGTTAACACCATTATAAGGAATGTTAACTAGGCCACGATAAATGCCATTAAAGCTAGTAAACAACGTAGCAAAACCACCTATTTTCTTAGGGTCACCACGTTGAAAACGACACCATACGCCGTCTGTATACTGGTCAGCTTGAAATATCGTGCCATCACGTTTTATTCCTGCGGGTATTGCTAAAGAATAAATACGTGTGTACTGCGACATGTCCTGCTGCTGATTATCAGCTGCCATTAGAACGTTCCACCACTAATCAAGTTTGCTGTTAATGTTGCATTAATTTTAAATTTTGGCAACAAGGTGTTTGTGTTGTCAATATATGCAACCTCAATACCATTTGCTGCAAAACCAAGAATGTTAGCCCCTGGTAAGTACATGCCGGTAGTTGAATCTGTTAGAAATGAATACGATGGCGCTGTAGCAATACCATCAACCGCATAAAAAATATTAGCAGACGTTGATGTCAGTAAAAAAAGATTTTGACTATCACTTAAAACCGTGGCAATATTACCAGTACCAACCACTAAAGGTGGCTGTGAACTTCCTTGAATTTGGAATTGAATATTGTAGTCACTATGCCCAGTATTGTTATTAAAAATATAAAGCTGAGTAGTGGCTGGTAACGTAATAGTTAATGTTGTAGAGCGACTACCACTTTGCGCAATATAGGTTTGAATAATTGGTGCAAAGGTAACTAAACTAAATGTAGATCCAGGGATAGAGTCTACGTCATACGTTGCTGATGTAAAGGTAATATTTGCTGGTGCTGCAAGCCCAACAGTAATGAAGTTACTGGTGTTATTGTCATATATAATAAAACCAGAATCACCTGGATTTGCGGTAATAGAACTTTGACCATTAATTAAGCTAGGAGATTGTGCTGATATAATTAAAGCACCGGTACCGGCGTTTCTAAATCCAATGTACCAGCCAGTAGATAAAGAAGCAACTAAAGGTAACGTAAAGGTTCCGGCGCCACTACCCCAAACAAATGTAGCCGAACGACTGGCATCATTAATTGTTGGACTTGTTGTGACGTTTACAATGTTTTGTGTGGTTGCTAATTTACCAGATATGGTGGTTAAGCCAGCGCCTTGAAGGGCTGCTGCATCAGCGTATGATGTGCCAGCACCAAACTCTATACTATCCCAAACACCACCAACAGAACTATTATTAGTAAGGTAAACATAGCGAGCTTTACCCGCGGCAATACTAATAGATTCTCCACCTGCTGCGTCTTTAACAATGAAAGTATTGATGCCCAAATTGCGAAACAAAATGTCTTCACCAACTGAACCCTGTGTGGCGTCAGGTAACAAAATAGACAGACCAGTAGTAGAGGCAACACAATCCATAATGCGGGCAGAAGGTACTTGTGTAGGATTAACAACAGCAGGCCAGTAGAGCTGAGTATCGGTGCTAAATGAAAGAGCATAGTAAGATACGTCCGTTGGTTGAACAACGTTACCAGTAAATGGGGAAGTAAAAGTCATATATTAAGGCTCCTGAACGGTAACGTTTCTGTCTACGCGGCGTGTGTTATCTTCTTTTTTCAGCGCGGCTAAGCAGTCTGTGTAGTAGCCCTTCCAGATAGGTAACTTATCTAATGCTTTTAAGTATCCCTGAGCTTGTAGCAATGTACCAAATAACATCGCTTGTGGGGCTTCTCTAGTAAACAGATTTTGTTGATTGGATGAATCTAATGGTTGTATTTCACTGTAGTATATAATTTCTACAGGATAGTTCGCATCTGGTGCTGGGGCAAATGCCCAATTGTTGTAATCATACTCTGCGTAGTACAAAGGCACGCCAGGATCTGACTCAGATTGATACTGTGCAATATAGTCCTGTGAACGCATCAGCATTGGTTTGCCATTAGTCTTTAACGATATTGTTTTTCTCCAGCGTGCTGGCTTAGCAAGAATCACTTGGTTTTCTAGTAGTGTAGTTTCAACTACAGTCATTTGTAAGTAGGTCTTTAACTCAGCGGCAATAGCAGACTCAGCCAATCCAATGAGACTAGGGATCTGAGCAACAAACTGAGCGTCGTTACGCTCCATGTAGTTTATTACATCTTGTACGAGATTATCGTACGTCATCTGGTATGCGCTGGTCATCGTGTGTAATAGCTTATGTTAGGTTGGAAGTAGATAGGCGACTTGTCGCGCTCTTCGTTGTTGGCCTGCATAAACAACTTATCAGCTTGCGCTTCAAGATAAGTAATTTTATTTACGTCAACGTTAGGAATCTGCATAGACAGACGATGTGATAGTGATGCCTGAACAGAGTTAATCCAACGATCTGGAATATATAGTTCATTGGTTAACGAACCAACGTCTTGCATTTGTTTTTCAATAACAAGCTGGAACATTTGAAAGTTGTTGTTTGGCACTGGCCACATGTACATCTTTGGCTCAATTTGACGATCGTACCAGTACTGTAACGCACGGGCTGATGGGAACTGTTTGTTTGGTAGGTTCCAGTAGTCATCTCTGTTCAAGCGAGCCAAAGGAATAACTTGCTGGCTGGTTGAAAAAACGATTTGACGTACTGAGAAGGTGGTTCTGACAGTCTCACGCAGACGATAGAATACGTGAACTGGGGTGATGGAGATGGGGAAGTATGCCCACTCTCTGTCTGATAAAGTGGTCTCTGGGATTTGTAGTACTGTGGTCCAAGTGATACCGTCTTCGCTGGTCTCATACGCGAAGTTGTAGGTTTGTGTAGTTCCAGGGGCGGCGTAGCCGTTAAAGCCGACGTAGTATACGCTTTGGCCGTTTTGGTATGATAAACCAAACCAGTTTTCTAACGCTGTTGATGTAGATACAATGTCTAAGTTTTGAGCAAATGCTGCGGGGGAGTCTGGATTTAAAACAGGAAGATACTCAGATGCCTCTGAGTTAACAACGTATACCCAGTTAGCCTCGCGCACGTCAATGGTAGTTGCCGGAAGTGTAATGTACTGCTGGGCCTCTAACATACCAACCAATTTGTTTTCCAACAACCAGAGGTTTACACCAAGATTAGAAAGATTTTGTAAATTGTAAAAAAGGGCCTGCCTGCCAGCGTTGACATATTCAGGCGTCATCTCTTCTGCTGTCTTACCAGCGTCACGAAACGCGTATGAAATTAGCTGGTCAACATTAATCTTTGTGTTGCCAGTTGTATTGCTATACGCCATTTAGCGCCCCCGGCCTGCGGCCCTTTTAGTTACTTTGTTTGGTAGTTTGTTTGACGCTGGGCCAGCCTTGACAAATTCCTTGCCAACCTTTTTAGGGATTCCGAGGGTTGACTTGCCAGCGGCGGCTGCGTACATTGCGCCCTTTTGAGCTTTAGATTCGTAAGGCATTATTTTTTCTTTGCCTTTCCACCTTTTTTCATTGGAGGGGCTGCTGGTGGCATACCTTGTGGCGCGGCTGCTGGTGCTGGAACAGGTGGGGCGCCAACGTTGCTAACCGCAGCGTTCATTGGGCTAAGGCCACTAAGTTTGTCCATCAAATATTTTTTAGCTCTGCGAGCTGGGTTCATAATCATGTTGCGTGTTGCAACATTATCTTGTGTGTCTAACGCTGCTTGGGCTGCCTCTGGATTATTTTCAAATGTTGCACCGCCCTCAGCCATTTTCTTTACTTTGCCACCTTTTTTTAAAAATTGTAATTCACCAGTTGGGCCTTGCATTGGTTTAATTGGCCCGGAACGTTTAGGATTTGGACCACCTTGCTGCCAGTCTCTATAGTCAGGAGGATTTCGATTAATTGGTTTAGTATAATTTTCAAACATTTCAGGGGTGACGCCCTTTGGCAATCTTGAAGATCTTTCAACTAAATCGCCTGGTTTGTTAAGTGATTTTGGAGACCTGTTAAGAAGATCCATATCTTTATCAGATAATGAACCACCTTCAGCCATTTTCTTTACAGACTTTCCACCACAAAACTTAACAGGTGTGTTCTTAGACACTACAACTGCTTTGGAAGGAGCTGCTGCCTTGCCAGGCTTAATATCTTTTACGGCTTTAATAGCCTCTAAGTCGCCAGATTTTTTCTTGGCTTCGTATACGTTAGTTACTGCTCCACCGGTCTTGTACTTTTTAACTGTGCCAACTTCTTTTTTAGCACGTCCACCCTTTTTAAGTTTGATCTCGGTTGGCTCTTTGTCATGCTCTGCCGCGTCGTGCTGTTTAAAAGCCTTTTTAATGAGTTTTTTATCCTGTGCAAGATCACCTGGCTCTACGTTTTTACGGTCACGCTTGGTAAAGTTATGTACTTCTTTTTGTACAGATCCGCCTTCTTTAAAACAAGCAATTTGTTTAGGTAATTTTTTGAAGCCTTCCATGGTGTTTCCTCGAGGTTAAATGGGTTACTGGGTGATCAGCCCTTATTATTACTAATACGCTAAATAAAGCAAAAATGCCCTATAAATCAGCTAAAAACAATGCCTTCTCGCGCTTACGGCGAGGTATTAATACGGCTGGCTTGTTCCACATCTCTATGGCATCAGCCGCGCCCTTTAGGTCATTTTCATTCAGTTTACGAACTACAGTAGACTTACGGAAAGCGGTCTCGCCAATATTGAAGCACAGGCTGTACAGGGCGTCGTATTGCTTCTGGGTAAGGGGTACCTTCACTGAGCTCTCAACGGCCTCGCTACACCACTTTAAATCGCTTCTAAGGAGCTCTTTGACTTCTTGGTCAGACAGTGTCGCACTAACTAGGTGTTGCTCGGATGCCTTAATAAGGTGCCCTACACCAATCGTCAATAGTCCCTTAGAGTCCTTGTAGGCCTTATTACGAAAGCCTTCCTCATTGGTGATAAAGGATAGTGTGGATTCTGCTATGGCCATAACGTTTTCTTCAATATGGGTAAATTGGTTTGTTAGGTGGATTATTGCAAATATTCCGATGCACCACAGTACTACAGCTACTAGCTTTTTCATTCATTCTCCTTACTCTACGTACTAATACGCAAATTGGGGTTTATTGTGTTAACGCGTCGTATTGTTTATAGCAGGCGCCTAGGGCTGTGCGCAAGATGTCTGCTCTGGCAGCTTCCCGGTCAAGAAAAGTTGCATCTTCGGCAGAAAGGGACAGCCCAGTTCCACCTTGTCCATTGCCGGGTCTTTGGGTGCGACTGGGACGCTCACGCAGCTTGATAAGAGCGTCAGCGAGACTGTTATTAATAGCAGCAATTTGAACATCTTTTTCTTTCCTTATTTGGTC